TTCCTCGAACTCTGCCTGTTCTATTACTTCGCCTTCTCGTAGAATATCTACAAATTGAACTGGGATAGCTTTTTTCCAGGTGGGCGAACGAGAAGATATAAAGTATGCTTCAACGTACTCGCCTTCTGGGTGGGTAGGTGCTTCGATAGCGCAGATAACAGCGGGACGTTTGTCCCAAGATATGTATTCCATGATTCTCATGTTTTAGTCTCCTTTCTGAATCGTGGGTATTATAGCATTAGATATATAAAAAATGCCATGTATAATGGCCTCAGAATAGTTAGAGGGCACTACCATGCCAGTCGATAAAGTCGTCAACCTTGCACCTGCTACGGATATCCTCATGATTGATGAGGATATGCCGGATATTGAGATTGTCCTGGAAGAAGACGGTGGCGCGACGGTCGAAGTTCCCAAAGAAAACGACGTAGATTTTTACAGCAACCTTGCCGAAGTCCTCGATCCCCAGGACATGTCGCGTATTTCTAATGACCTGATGGCCTTGTTTGACGCCGATAAGGCGTCTCGTGGCGATTGGGAGCAGATGTACGCCAAAGGGCTGGAGTTGCTAGGCCTCAAGATTGAAGAAAGGACGCGCCCGTTCCGTGGTGCCGCTGGTGCGGTTCACCCCATGCTTACTGAGGCTATTGTCCAGTTCCAAGCGCAGGCGTTTAAGGAACTAATGCCTGCCGGTGGTCCTGTCAGAACTCAAACTTTGGGCAAAGAGACCCTTGATAAGGTCCAGCAAGCCGCCCGTGTACAGGATTTCATGAATTACCAGATCACAACGGTGATGAAAGAGTACACGCCGGAGTTTGATCAGCTACTTTTCTACACAGGATACGGCGGTTCGACCTTCAAAAAGGTCTATTACGACGAGCAACTGGGCCGCATGGTCTCCCGGCTGGTCCTGCCGGACGATTTATACATTCCCTACAACGGTTCTAGCGTCATTTCTGAGTGTCCGCGCATTACTCACCGCATTTCTATGGACGAAAATGAGTTCAGAAAGCGCGTTGTGGCGGGTGAATACCTCGATGTGGTCATCGATCCTGAGAATGATCCGGCAAATGGCGACAGAATTCGCTATTCAATAGACCGAATTACTGGTTTAGAGTCGTCCGGGGAGCCGGAAGAGATATTTTTGCTGGAATTTCAGGTTGATCTGGACATTCCGGGCTTTGAAGACGTGGATGACAAGGGCGAACCGACCGGAATTAAGTTGCCTTACGTCGTTACCTTGGACGAAAACAGCGGTCAGATCGTCGGAGTGCGCCGAAACTGGCTGGAAGACGACGAATACAAGTGCAGAAGGGAGTATTTTGTCCATTATGTGCTGGTAGAAGGCCCCGGAGCCTATGGTTTAGGCTTTGTTCACTTGATTGGTGGCCTTTCCAAGACCGCAACGATGGCCTTGCGCCAATTATTGGACGCTGGAACCCTGTCCAACCTCCCCGCAGGCTTTAAAGCCAAGGGTGCGCGTATTTCGGACGACGATAACCCGATCCAACCCGGCGAATGGCGCGATATTGACGCTGGTGGGTCCGAATTGTCGGGTTCGTTATTGCCCCTGCCCTACAAAGAGCCGTCTCAGACCCTGTTTACCCTGCTGGGGTTCACTGTAGAGGCCGGAAGACGCCTTGCCAGCATTGCAGACATGCAAGTTGGGGATGGAAACCAGCAGGCGGCAGTAGGAACTACGATTGCGCTGTTGGAACGTGGCTCTATGGTGATGTCTGCCATCCATAAGCGCATGTATTACGCTCAGACCCAAGAATTTGAGATGCTGGCGGAAGGATTTGGGCTTTTCTTGCCCGATGAGTATCCATACGACGTACCGGGTGCCTCCAGATCAGTCAAAAAGAAAGATTTTGACAACATGGTAGCAATTCTGCCGATGGCAGACCCGAATATCTTCTCTGCCGCCCAGCGGATTACATTGGCGCAGACCCAGCTTCAGCTGGCGCAGAGCGCGCCTCAGATGCATAACATGTATGAGGCCTATTACAGGGTTTATCAAGCCCTGAATGTGCGCGATATTGACGGTATTTTGAAGGTACAGACTAACCAGATGCCGGTCGATCCAGCCACTGAAAACATCAATGTTATTGACAGTATGGCTCTAAAAGCCTTTGCCGGTCAGCAACACGACGCTCACATTGCCGCGCACTTGATTATGGGAATGTCGCCGATGCTACAAGCTAACCCTATGGCGGCAACTGAACTGCAAAAGCACATTCTCCAGCATGTTAGGTTAAAAGCTGAAGAGGATGCCGAGGCCGAGTTGTTCCAACAGTACGGCACCGACCCAGACAAGATGATTTCAGACCTTGAGAAAGAGGCGCTGATTGCGTTGAAAGTGACGCAATACATGCAGGAAATGAAGGCCATGCAGACAGAATTGTCTGGGGCGCCGCAGGCTGATCCGATTGTTCAGTTGAAGGAGCAGGAACTCCAGCAACGTGCGGCTAAGGACCAGGCGGATGCTCAGATCAAACAACAACAGATTGCTAACGAGCAGATGCGAATTCAACAGAACGCACAATCAGATGAAGCACGCATTCAGTCGCAGGAAAAGATTGCTGATCAGCGCGCCGATGTAGCAAGAGAAAGAATATATGCTCCCAAAGGGTAAATAAGATGCCGTTGCCTAAAGGAAAATCAAAGAAAACAATTAGCAAAAATATTGGCGAAGTGATGTCCTCTTACAAAAAAACAGGTAAGATTGGTACCAGCCAGCCAAGCAGTGCTAAAAAAGCACAAAAGCAGGCAATAGCCATTGCGTTAAGTACAGCTAAAAAATCGCCGACTAAAAAATCAGTTGGCGGCTCTGTACTAAGAAAAGACGCAAAGCGTAGAACCAAATTGTACTAAGCCAACCAGACGAGGCTGAATCGTCTGCATTACATGGGTATACCATGCTGGAATTTGCTGAAAGCGTTCTGAAAGAAATTAGAAAGCTAGAACAGGACACTGAGACAATGATTCTCAGCGGCGTTGCTGACATGGAACGCTATAAGTATCTCATGGGTCGTCTGGAAGGGCTAAGACTTGTCGAAGAGATTGTGAAAACACAGCTTGATCGGCGAGAAGAACTTTAAACCAGAGGACCATTGCACATGGCAGAAGCTAAATTGACCCCACTTGAGCAAAAGTGGGAGCAAGACAAAAAAGACAAAAAAGACAAAAAAGACAAGAAACCGTCTCTTGATGACGCTTACACCGACGAGGGGAAAGTGTCACAAGAAGGACTATCCGAACCAGTCTTAGACTTAATTCCTTCCCCTACCGGCTGGCGTATTGCCATTTTACCCTACCGTGGTGCTAAGACCACTAGGGGCGGAATTGTATTGTCCGACGAGACCCAGAAGAGAACACAACTGGCGACTAACGTCGGTTATGTACTCAAAATGGGCGACCTAGCGTATGCGGACGAGTCAAAGTTCCCTACCGGCCCGTGGTGCAAGGAAGGTGATTGGATAATCTTTGGTAGGTATGCCGGTTCTCGCATCCAGATTGATGGTGGGGAGATCAGGCTACTGAACGACGATGAAATTCTTGGGGTAGTTAGCGACCCAGAAAATATTCTGCACATGTGAGGTGAAGAAAATGGCTACAGAAAACGAAGAGTTAGAATTTAATCTTGGAGACGACGAGGAAGAAGCTACCGTTGAGATGAACGAAGACGGTACTGACGCCAAACTTTCTGCGCAGGAAGAGGCTCCGATTGTAGAGCAAGAAAGCGAAGGAAGCGAAAGAAGCGACGAGCGCAAGTCAGAGGAACTGGACGAGTATTCGGTCAAGGTAAAAAAGCGCATTGACAAGATGACGGCAAGACTTCGTGAGGCCCAGCGCCGCGAAGAAGCCGCATTGGAATATGCAAAAAAAGTACAAAACGAGAACCATAGCCTGCAAGAACAGAGCCGCAGGGCGAGTACAGAAAAGCTGACTGAGGCGCAAAATAGGACCGAAAGCCAGATAATGGCGTTGAAACAGGTCATTAGGAAGGCGAGGGAAGAAGGGGACATTGACACAGAAACCGAGGCGCAACAAAGACTTACGTCAATTGTCTACGAGCAACAGCGTCTAGGGGAACAAATCAACGTCCAGCGGAGTCAACCGGAACCAGTGCGTCAGCCTGATCCAGAACCCGTCCAAAGACAGCCACGCCAGCCGGACGTGAAGGCCGAAGAATGGGCCGAAAACAACCCGTGGTTTGGCAAAAACACCGTTATGACCCATACTGTATATGGTATACATAACGAACTGGTCCGTAACGAGGGATTTGACCCAACGTCGGACGAGTATTATGATGAGATTGATAGGCGCATGCGCCAAATGTTTCCGCAGGAATTAGAGCCTGCGCAAAAGAACAACAGGTCGTCCCGTCCCGTGCAAACGGTGGCACCTGCAACCCGTTCATCGGGAGTAAATAACGCACGCCGCACTGTAAAGCTGACCCCAAGTCAGGTTGCGATAGCCAAAAAACTTGGAGTTTCGCTTGAAGACTATGCCAGACATGTGAAGGATTGATCCAATGAGTGAAGACGTTAAAAAAGTACCATCTTTAAAACGCACGAGCCGCGACACTGAAACACGCGAAGCAACTGCGCAACGTAAACCATGGGCACCTCCTTCTAGGCTTGATGCTCCCCCTGCTCCTCCGGGTTATAAGCACCGTTGGATCAGGACGCAAACAGCCGGTTCTGAAGATAAGATGAACGTGACTGCGAAGTTACGAGAAGGGTATGAATTGGTGAGAGCCGACGAGTATCCTGACTTTCACGTTAGTCATATTGAAGACGGGCAGTTAGCAGGAGTCATTAGTTCCGGTGGGATGGTGCTTGCACGCATCCCCGAAGAAACAGCCGAAGAACGTCGAGCATATTATTCTAGCCGAACCCAAGATCAAATATCTGCGGCTGATAACGATTTAATGAAATCGAACGCTCACTCTAGTATGAAAATTACTAGGCCAGAGAGAAACAGCCGTGTATCACTCGGTGGCCCCCGTGGGGAAACTGATTAACCTTTGAATAAAGGACATTTATCATGGCAAATGTAGATAAAGCGTTTGGCCTGCGTCCGCTTGGCAATCTTTCCGCTTCTGGTTCACAGAAACAGTACGGCTACGAAATTGCTGACAATCAGGCCGGTGCTATTTTTCAGGGCGACTTGGTCACTCTGAAAGATGGTTATATTCTCCAGTTCGACCCTTCTAGCCACACAGCGGCGGTCGGCGTGTTCAATGGTTGTAACTACATTGATCCGACAACTGGTAAACCCACTTGGAAGAACTACTATCCGGGTTCTGTCAACATCACTCAGGGCAAGATTGTCGCTGACGTGCTGGACGATCCGAATCAGTTGTTCATCATTCAGAATGATGGCACTTCTGCTGTTACCGATTACGGTAAGAATGCCGACATCGTTGTTGGAACTGGTAGCACAACTACTGGTGTTTCCGCCAACGAACTGGATACTTCCTCAATCGCAACTACTGCGGCACTGAACCTGAAGATCGTAGGTCTTTGGGACGTTCCCAACAATGCTGTTGGCGCGAATGCTGTTGTTGTTGTTAAAATCAATGAACACCTGTACGGCAGTGCAGGCGTAGCCGGACAGTAAGGAGTATAAGACATGGCTATTTCACGCGCACAACTGGTGAAAGAACTTGAGCCGGGTCTGAACGCCTTGTTCGGCCTCGAGTATAGTTCTTATGATAATGAGCATGCTGAAATCTACGAAACCGAGTCATCTGACCGGGCATTCGAGGAAGAAGTTATGCTGTCTGGCTTTGGTGAAGCCCCTGTGAAATCTGAAGGCTCTGGCGTTGCATACGACCAGGCGCAGGAAGTTTACACAGCGCGTTACACTCACGAAACTATCGCACTGGCCTTCTCTTTGACTGAAGAAGCCATTGAAGACAACCTGTACGATAGTCTTGCGAAGCGTTACACCAAGGCACTGGCACGTTCTATGGCGACGACTAAGCAGATCAAAGCCGCCGCTATTTTGAACAATGCCTTCACAACCTCAATAGGTGGCGACGGCAAGCCTCTTTGCGCCACAGATCACCCGACCCTGAGCGGTCCCGATCTGGCAAACGAGCTTGCTACTGCGGCTGACCTTTCAGAGACTTCTCTTGAGCAGGCTCTGATTGACATCGCTTCGTTCACTGACGAGCGTGGTCTGAAGATTGCGGTACAGGGCACCAAACTGGTAATCCCCAAGGAACTCCAGTTCACTGCTGACCGTATCCTGAAGTCCACACTCCGTGTTGGTACTGCTGACAACGATATCAACGCTGTCCGCAACATGGGAATGGTGCCGCAGGGCTATGCAGTCAATCACTACCTGACTGACCCTGATGCATTCTTCATCATGACTGACGCGCCGAATGGCATGAAGATGTTCCAGCGTGTATCCATGAAGACCGGCTTTGAAGGCGACTTCGAGACCGGCAACGTGCGGTACAAGGCCCGTGAACGCTACAGCTTCGGCTTCAGTGATCCTCGCGGTATATTCGGTTCTCCGGGTACTCCGTAAGGCACCACGGTATGGGAAAAGGGGCACTTGTTGCCCCTTTTCTTTTGCTATACTATTTACCCTATCCCTGACAGGTGCAATCCCGCGCCTGACACTTGCCACGACAGGAGATACTCATGGCTACTACTACCTTCTCAGGTCCCGTTGTATCAAATAACGGATTTTCTGGTGACGTTACCGTTACCGATTTTGTGAAATTAACTGCAATTCTTACAGCCGCATTGCCTGCCGCTTCTGCCGCTAACGCCGGTCAAGTCCGGTTAATTAGCGATAACGGCGCTGGTGATAACGAATACTGCTTAGTCATTAGCACTGGCTCCGCTTGGGTGACTGCTGTAGGTGCGGCATTAAGCTAATAGGGGGTTTCCCATGAGTTTCAGCAACATCCAAGCTGTCTCTAAGACGGCAGATGCCTCTGCTGTAGTGGGACGTTGCAGGCTAGTCGGAGTTTATTTCACTAACACTGCCACAGCCTCCTCCTTTACTTTGAAGGACGGCACTACTACTTCTGGCACCGCCAAGTTGACAATAACAACTCCGGCTGTCGCAGGGGCGCAAGACCTTATCATCCCTGATATGGGCCTATTGTTTGAAACAGGAATTTACATTGACGTTAATGATGTCAATGTAACCAGTGTAACTTTGTTCTTTGAAGGCGGAGCGGCGGCTTAATGGCGACCGCTAAATCTAAAGGGATGGGCATCAAGACTTCGGTCAAGTCCGGCAACTTTAGGGCCACGAAGAAAGGGGCAGGCATGACGGAAAAGGGCGTAAAAGCCTACCGTCGTGCTAATCCCGGCAGTAAGCTACAAACGGCGGTCACCGAAAAGAAGCCGTCAGAAGCCCGTGCAAAGCGCCGTAAATCGTTTTGCGCCCGGTCCGAAGGACAAATGAAGCAGTTTCCAAAGGCGGCAAAAGACCCAAACAGTCGGTTACGCCAAGCTAGAAAAAGATGGAGATGCAGATGAGTCGAGGGCTATATGCCAACATCCATGCCAAGCGTAAGCGAATTGCGGCTGGATCAAAAGAAACCATGAGGAAGCCTGGAGAGAAGGGCGCTCCTTCAGCAAATGCGTTTAAAAAAGCCGCCAAAACGGCTAAAAAACCAAAAAGAGGTAAATAAAATGGCTGGACGTGGAATGGGTGCCGCTACCAAAGGCGGCGGATGTGTGGGTTCTGGTAGCCGTAACAAGATGACTTCAAAGCCTTCTACAAAGGTAGCTGTCATGATGAAAGACGGCGGCATGGCTAAAAAATACAAAAAAGGTGGCTACGCGGGTTGTAAATAATGGCAACTTCAGGAACAACGACATTTGATCTGTCGATAGACGATCTGGTAGAGGAGGCATTTGAACGGTGCGGCATACGCGCTACCGAAGGTTATCATTTGTCTTCAGCGCGGCGTTCCTTAAATTTGTTGTTTTTAGACTGGGCTAATCGTGGGCTTAACCTGTGGACAATTGAGCAGGCAACGCAGTCCCTGGTTGCTGGAGATGCCAGCGTGACCGTAGGAACGGATACTGTAAATGTCCTTTCTGCGGTCATCCGGCAGACAATCAATGGTCAGCAACAGGACATAAGCATAGACCGGATCAGCCGCCCTGATTACCTAAACCTGCCGGATAAGACAACCAGGGC